CAATGCATACTTGGTGACACTTTACGTCTTGGGACTGAGCGCCGACATAGATATACCCAGCCGGTTGCCCGTTGAGCAGCCCCATGAACAGCCTCCCCTTGTCGGCCTCGCGCTCAAAAACTTGGCGCGGATAGAAGGCCAAGGCTTCGGCGTTCTTCCGCTGGAGCGCGTCAACAAACGCGATCATCTGCGGGTGGGCCTGAACGACTACGAAATCCTCTGCCAAAATCGTCCCTCAGATATTCGTTCGCGCATCTGCGCCGTATTTTGCGATTAGCGAGGCATCGCTTCTACCATCATCCTTCTTGCGCTGAAATAGCTCCGCGCTGGCCGGAAATAACTGCATGGCCCGCTCCCTAGACCCGTCCTTGCCGTCCCTGACGCCCATGGCCTTCTGCCAGGCTTGCGGCGTGACCAGCGTGGTTGGGATGTCGTAGGCCGCCAGGACGCCCTCTATGATGCCCGCAGAGCGTCCAAAGCTGAACACGCTGCTGACTCCCTGCCCCGCCATGGCGTTGACCTTTTCGAGGAACGCGGCTTGGACATGGCGTTTAATAACAATGGCGGAAACTAGCTGGGCGCTGACTTCCCGCTTTTCCTTGCGGTTCCGCATGACTGTTACGGTTGGCATGTCTTCAATTTCGATCATGCCCGTGTCAGTATTAAGGAACGCCAGCGCGCCAGACAGGCCGGGGTCTATGCCTAAGACAATCACAATTTGCACTCCCCAGTTGGTTCAGGCGTTGCAATGGTAGCTGGCAAGCGTCCAGCCGCAAAGCCGGAAGCATAGCAATCCGGCCCCATCTTGCCATTGCGGATTGTCGCCCGCTCTGCCGTTACCTGATAGTCGTGGATGACGTAGGCGCTGGCAACAGCCTGGATCAGCAGCAGCGCGATCAATGTCAGGGCGATTTTCATAGCGTCCGCGACCACGCCCACGTCCCCGATCCCGACCACTGCTGCCCCGCCCCCGACCACGACCCAGACCCTGACCCAGACCCCGACGCAGACCACGACCCCGACCACGACCACGCCCGCGCTCTCGCCCGATATTTTTGCTTCAATCCGCGCATTATTTTACAACTCCGAAAGACTCAATGGCGGCAGTCGAAACGTACAAATCATTAGGCAATGGCTGGGCGTCTTTCCACGCCTTGTCGGAAAACGCGCCAGTCTCATAAACAATGGCCGGGTCAGCCAGCTTCACGCAAGTCGTGTTCACACCGATCAGCTTGCCCGTGTAAATGTAATTCATGCAAAACAGCGTGATGCGCTGGCCCATCAGGGCCTCAAGACCTTCGCCGTCCTTTTGTTCGACTAAAACTTTCATGTCATTCTCCTTTGGTTGTTGATTTAGATGCCGCCCTTTTCATAACTTTAATTTCTTCGCGCCATTTCTTTAAGTCGCGTTTATATTCCATCTCAAGAAGATAAATCCAATCCTTCAAAAGGTCTAACTTCATCAATGGATATTCAGATTGCCATTCCGGCGGAAGTCGTATTTCGCCTTCCCCGCTATCCCAATCTGCAAGCAATTTAATTACTTTGCTCATTTCATCTCCACATATCCAAGTACCGCGTTGACCAACTGTTCAGACCATATGCGGTTCATCGCTGCGCGGCTCATGCCGCGCTCGGCGCTGTATTGTATAAGCTCAACCGACTTGGCGTTGTGGCGGATATAATTTCGGCTGGCTTCAATGGCCTTAAGCTCCATCTGCCGGGTATGGACTATGCTGTCTCGTTCTTCGCTGTTCATAATTCACCTAAAATGGTACAATATCATCATCAACAAAAGGCGTGGTATCTACAGGCTCGGCCTTGGTCGCCCTCCTCCGCCCGCGCTTGGCGACTTCCTTGCTAGGCGTATGGGCGGGGCCGTTCTTAAATGTCTCGCCAGTGCCTTCAACAAAATACTCAACAAAGTTGTCGCCGCCGTCGATAGGCGTCCCATGCACCAGGGCCGGGATGAAGACATGGCTGTTGCAGCCAGCCCGCTGGTCTTCGACTGACAGGTTCTTTGCAAACTCGTTGCAGTACCATTTGCCGTCCGCGATCGGCGTGGAATGGCAGCAGGTCCGGCAGTTAAACTCGGCTGTCTGTGTGTCATGGCAGAACGGCGCAAAGTCGCACCATTTGCATGGCATCTTTGACGCGCTATCAGCAACTTTCTCGCCAGGCGCAGACGCGGTAATGATGCGCTTGGCCCGGCGGGTCAGGTCAGTGAAAACATCCTTATCGAAATGCACCCATTCCGTGTAAATCTCGTCAGTGTTCTTGTTGACGCTGAGATAAAGCGCACGGCTCAAATTCAACATGCCCATGTAAACCATCATCTGAGCGTAATGCTGGGGCTTTGCCTTCTCTACGCCATTGTCTTTCAGCTTTTTGGATGCCGCAAAGTTGGCCGTTTTGACTTCAAGCACAGCGTAGGTCTTTGGCCCTTCTGGAAACCCCAGACCAATGCCATCAACGCTGCCGCCGAAGTGGCCTGACTCATCGCGGCATTCAATCTGTTTTCCATTATCGTCGATGTGGAGTTCGACGCCAATTGCTCGCAATTCTTCGTAAACACGTTGCTCCTCCCTTTTGCCGGTTCCAAACAAGCGCAAGACCCGGCCACCGAAAAATGGGGAAGCGGCCCACCGAAATGTCAGCCACAGAAACCGATCACATTCATGCCCAATCAAGGACGCGCCAAGATGCTCGCGGTGTCCTTCCGACTTAGATTCGTACCATTTGTAAATCTGGATGGACGTGCTGTGATCAGTCTCTGGGACGACAACCATTCTACTTCTCCCAAGGCTTCTTGGCGGAGTCATTGGCAGCACGGGAAACAACTGGCTTGGGCTTCAGGGCGGAGCCAAGCGGGCTGGAACCAAGTACGCAGTTGCGGGATTCATCCCTGCGGTCAATGCCCAATTTCAACTTAAAGGGGATGTTATACATTGACTCAGTGTTGTCGCCTTTTTGCATAGACATGCCACACGCCGCAAAATACTGCGTCAAACTGGCCATGGCAATTTTTTCAGCGGTGGGATTGGCGTTCTTGACGTTCAGATTATCCCAGATTTTGCGGCCAGAGAAAGCGCCGTCAATGATTTCCATCGTCAGGGCAATCATCTTACCGGTGCCAGCCTTTGTGTCCTTCAAAACGCTATCGGTAATCATAGCGGTGTAGTCGCCGCGTGGCAGAGCTTCAAACGTACGCGGTGCGAAGTCAGATTCAACAGCGTCAAAGTCGATGATAGGCATGTGTCAATTCTCCTTGGTTAAACAATAGCAGCGGCAAATGCGTCCCATGTCATCGGGATAGACTCCGGCATGGAATAACGGTTCTTGGCCATGTAGGCGGGCTTCTCACTGGTGAACAGCATACGCTCGCCAGTGGTGATGCCACGGTTGTTCGTGGTGCCAAAGCCCGTGTCATCCTTCTTGACCAACGTCTTAGTGTTGGCAAACAAAACGGCGTCAACCCATTCGCGGCAAACAGCGTTAGCCTTGTCCTGCAACTTGGGCATGTAGCGGTCAAAAGGCTCAACCTCTGGGCTATCAAAGCGGCGGATTTGGCAGTGGGCGATCAAGACAACAATCATCTGCTTGTCATTACGAAGGGCGTTCAGACCGTCCAATATCTCCCGCATGCGGGCCACGGCGTACACGGCTGCCCGGCCATACGCCAAGTCCTTAGCATCATACTTGGACTCAATTTCACGGCTGATCATATTTTCCAGCCAGTCCATCGAATCAACCACGACAGTCTTGAACTTATGGTCACTTATATACAGGGTCTGGATTGCGGCCATAACGTCATCAGACGTTTGAGCCAACGGGAAAGCGTCAACCTTCAGCGAGCCAAGGCCGTCCTCCGTGCAGATGAACACAGGCTTGGGACATGATGCCCCAAACGAGCTTTTGCCAATACCTTCAACCCCATACAGAAGTATGCGGGGGCTAGATATGGCCTCGTTTTTGCTGATCGACTTTAAGTCAAACGCCATTCAGGTACTCCTTTTCAAATCAAGCGTGTGATGGTTTACGAAGACTACAAGTAAAACTCAATATGTTTTTTAGTTATTTTTGCTTGTCATCGCATCCGAAGCACTGCATCGTCCCCAGTGCTTTCAAAGGGTAAAATCATGTCTGATATTAAAGGCAGGTGCGAACCGGCCTACGAAGTCTGTACCAAGCTGGGCGGAATAACCAAGACGGCCAAGCTCTTAGGGCTATCCCAGCCCGCCGTAAGCCGGTGGATCATTCCCGCGGGGACAGGTGGCCGCATTCCCCAGAAGCACTGGCCTAAAATACTTAAGTACGCCGCCAGGCACAAAATCGCCATCAAACTCAAGTTGCTCGCAAGCATCTAACCACTGAGGCCCCAATGCGTAATTCAGAGTTTCTGGCGGCCCTGTATGGGGTGCTGGGGGAAAACCATACGTATGGTTGGACCACGGCCTTTGCGTCAGACCCAAATAAGGCCAATCCAACAGTATGGGGTGGCAATTCGTATCTGGGGACCGACAATGAGAAGGCGATTATTGATCAGCGTCAAGAAGATAATACGTTTTATTGCGTTGCGGTGTTGAAGGCAGAAGGCGGCAAGCGGCTGCGGAACAAAGAGACGTTTTACCGCCTAGCCGTGCTGTTGGCAGACGACATAGACCCAAACGAACTTAATGCAATGCCATCTTTTGTCGTCCAGACCAGTCCACACAAGTCCCAGGTCGGCGTGCTGATAGACCCCGATGATGAGGATGCCCGCAATCTGCCGCTGATTGACGCCATCTTGCAGCGCATGGCCGCAGACGGGCTGTACACAGGCGACCCGTCTGGCAACAGCGCAACCCGCTACGCCCGCCTCCCAGTGGGGTCCAACACCAAAGCCCGCGACGAAGGCCCCTTCGCCCACCAGCTTCTCAAGGCCAAGATGGGCTTCTATTCGCTTCGTGATGCCTGTGCCACTTTTGGGCTTGACTTGGACGATATTAGGCAATCAGCGGGCAAAGCACGGCTCGAATCAGACATCAAGACAAGCTCTGGCGATAGCTCGGAATTGTATAAAGCCCTTATAAATCCAGACCTTACGCAGCGGGTGTACCACGATGCCCTGCTGAAACTATCGTCGTCAATGGTGGCCTCGGGGATGCACCGCGGCGCTGTGGTCAACCACTTGCGATCCATTATGAACGCCTCAAGGCCGACGGTGCCGGGCCTAGAGATGGACCGCTGGCTGGCCAGAACAGGCTCAGAGCTAGTCCGCATGGTCGAATCAGCGGGCAAGTTCGCACCAGACGATCAAGGCGCACCAACGCCACCGGCCAAGCTAATTATGAGCATGGAGCAGCTCAAGACCGCCACGGCCAGCGTTGATTGGTTGGTCAAGACATACATCCCAGAGAACGCCATCATGTGCCTCTTTGGGGCTAGTTCGACGTTTAAGTCGTTTGTGGCCCTTTCAAGCGCCCTGCACATAGCGTCAGGCATGGAATGGCTAGGGCAACGCACCAAGCAAGGCCCGGTCCTGTACTGCGCCGCAGAAGGCGGGGCTGGCATTTACCGCCGGGCCGCCGCCTGGGCCAAGATGCACCTTGACGGCGCTGAGTTTGTGCCGAATTTTAACGTGGTCACCATACCCATGAACCTCACGGCCAAAGACGAGATGGCTGCCTTGCGTATGGAAATAGCGGAAATGGCAGAGCCGCCAGTGCTTATCGTGCTGGATACTCTGGCCCAACTGTACGGCGGCGGAGATGAGAACGACAGCGCCAAGATCAGCGAATTTTGCCGGGCTGTAGGTCAGAACCTGCGCGCGCCTTTTGGGGCCACCGTTATGATCATCCACCACACAGGGTATGGCGTGGACGCTGCCAACAGACCCCGTGGGTCGTCAGCCCTGCCCGCCGCCATGGATGCAATGCTTTCGATTGTTCGACCAGACAGTGAGGCGCTGACGTGCAAGATGACCGTAGTCAAAATGAAGGACTCAGAACATCCCGCCCACCCGACGTACTTTGACATGGAAAGCGTAGACCTGGGCGTGGACCAGCACGGCGAACGCCAGACCAGCCTAGTGGCCAAGCATTCGGACCAGGCTAGGAAGGCCGCTGACGCCCTGAGATCGGGCAAGTATTCCAGCCTGATTATGAAGATGCTGGATGCCGGGCTGCCCGTCACGACCAACGAGATGCGGATGGAGTCGATGCCTATGAGCGGCAACAACACAGACAATGCTCGACGCGCCATAACGCGCACGCTCAAGCTGCTCAGGGATGCCAAGAAGATATACGAGAAGTCGCCTGACGTGTGGGTGATTGAGCGGTAAAGCGCCCCCCCGGCGCAACCGCCAAGCCAGCCAGGGGGGCCGCGCCAATCCCGCAGGAGTACCGGGCGGCGCGTTAGTTCGTAACGATTTCGCCTAATAGGGCCAAATAACCAATGGCGTCTTGTATGCTATCCAGGTGGCCCGGCGTGGCTCGGAGCCGGGCGAGCTTTAGGTCTGCTAGGCACAACGCTACCTGTTCCGACGTGACTTTACGGCCCATCGTAACAGTCCAGCGGTCCGCCGTGTCCTGAAAGTTATCGCGGGCGTCGCCATAAACTTCGCCGCGCTCGCGGATAATGGCCGCGACTTGGTTAAGCATGTCTGGGGCTTTCATATGATTTTCCTCAATTTGCTAGGTTCCTCAACGCCTTCGCTATGTTTAAACGGCCAGCCTTTAGATGCGTCAGGGCTGGCGTTCGGATAACGTTGCGACCACACGAGCGCGATATATTCGTCTTGTG